TGGCTGATGATCTCAGCAACTCTTGCCCTGTACAATCCAGAGGTAGTAGGGCAGTGGCAAGCTAAGAGAGACATTGCCTACGAGGCTATGTATGAAACAGTATGGCAGGAAGATGAGACACCATGATTGATGCTACCTACATCGACCACATGGGTACAGATCTTAGTGTAGCTAATGCAGCACGGGTATCCTTCGGTAAGAAGAGTGAGATGCTTGAGGATGAGCATGGGTTCTGGTACGTCCAATCAAAGGACATCAAGCTAATCAAGTTTCTTGCCAAGCATAAGCACTACTCACCCTTTGGTCATGCCTTCGCATCCTTCCACGTTAAGGCTCCTATCTTCGTAGCACGACAGCTAGTCAAGCATAAGTTCCTACGTTGGAATGAGATCAGTCGTCGCTATGTTGATGATGACCCTGAGTTCTATGTGCCTAAGGTGTGGCGTGGTAAGTCTGCTGATAAGAAGCAAGGATCTGATGGTGTCTCCTTATGGAATCACGGTGAAGGTACTGGCTATAGAGATGAAGAGTACGAGGTTATGCGTACTGTTCAAGACCTCTACCTACACATGATTGAAGTAGGTGTAGCCCCTGAGATGGCCCGTATGGTACTACCTCAATCAACTATGACTGAGTGGTACTGGAGTGGATCACTTGATGCCTTCGCTGATATGTGTAAGCTACGATGTAAGAGCGACACACAGTACGAGACACGTATCGTAGCCGACAAGATAAACGTCATAATGGCTGACCTATTTCCTCACTCATGGGAAGCTTTACTTGATGAAGGTAAGACAGTAGAGCCTAAGAAACAACCAAACTTAGCTGACTACGCTAGCTGGGAATACTGGAACGAAGGAATTGAATGATGATCATCTTAGTAGATGGAGACGTTATCGCGTATAGGGCCTCCTTCGCTAAGGAAGGTGCTTCACTAGATGAGGCTAAGGAAAAGACTGATGAGTTGATGGATGACATCATCTTCAACACTACCCAACGTGAAGAAGAAGTGGAAGTATTCCTAACAGGTAAGGGAAACTTCCGCTACACCCTCAGCCCTACCTACAAGGCTAACCGCAAGGATACCCCTAAGCCTGAACACCTCAGTGATGTACGTAACTATCTAGTGGATATGTATGGTGCTGTCGTTAGTAAGGGCCAGGAAGCTGATGACCTCATTGCTATTCGAGCGACAGAGTTAGCATACAAATGTATTATTGTATCCACTGACAAGGACTTCAAGCAGATTCCCTGCACCCACTACAATCCAGTGAAGGGTTTCTCGTTTGTAGTGGATGAGTTCGAAGCTACCCTCTTCTTCTATACTCAGATACTGACAGGGGATAGAGCAGACAACATAGAAGGTCTGTATGGTATTGGCCCCGTCAAGGCTGGTAAACTTCTTGAGAGTGCGGCTACAAGTGTTGGTTGGACAGGTACATATGAGGAGGAACTATACGAACGTGTGTTGGCTGCGTATGAAGGTAATGAAGAACTCGTTACCATGAATGCTAGGTTGCTCTGGCTTCGACGCAAAGAGGATGACGTATGGCTCCCGCCCAATCAAAGGTAAGACAACGAGCATTGAAGGCAGGGTACAGGTCAGGGCTAGAGGAGACTATATCACTCCAACTAACAAGCCTATCTGTACCCGTTATGTATGAGACTGAAAAGATCAAGTACGAAGTGAATGAGGTACGAAGTTACACGCCTGACTTTAAACTTCCTAATGGGATCATCATTGAATCAAAGGGTAGGTTTGTCGCTGCTGATAGGAAGAAACATCTACTCATCCAGAAGCAACACATTTTCCTTGACATCAGGTTCGTCTTCAGCAACAGTAAGGCTAAGCTTACTAAAGGATCTAAGACTACCTACGGGGATTGGTGTACCAAGCACGGGTTCCTTTACGCTGATCGACTAATCCCTGAGGAGTGGATAAAAGAATGCCCCTGATACATCGCGTACTCAACGGACCATTGACAGATGACGAGGAGAACATCCTTTGTCTGTGTCTAGTAGAAGATGATGGTGACCTTTATGAAGAAGAGTTGATCTTCGATACTATGGAAGATGCTATGGCTTTCTGCGACCACTTCAAGGTATCTATCGAACCAATTGTACTTGAGCAGGGATGGGTAGACCATTGACAAATCGTACCGCTATCGTGTATACTTGCGCTCACGCAGATCCTGGAGCAAGTAACATCCGCTTCGATTGGCTAGGTAGTCTTATCGAAGACATCAAGCCTGACTACGTGGTAGACCTAGGTGACGGGGCTGATATGCGTAGCCTCAATACTTACGACACACGTTACCCACAGGCTATTGTATCTCAGTCCTACCAAGCTGACATCGAAACGTATAACGATGCACAGTCACGTATCTGGGATCGCTTCAAGCTTAAGAAGAAGAAACGTCCTTGGCGTATTGGGTTCGAGGGCAACCATGAACATCGGTTGAAGAAGGCTATCTCTGTCGATCCCCGTCTAGAGGGCGACAAGTATGGTATCTCCTTCTCCCACCTACAGACTGACCATTGGTTTGATGATTACCATGAGTACAAGAACTCAGCCCCTGCCCTAGTTGATTATGATGGTGTCCTCTATGGTCACTACGTAGCTAGCGGTAACTTTGGATCAGCACTATCCACTAAGCACCACGGCTACTCCCTCACTGAGAAGCTATCCTGTAGTGCAACTGTTGGTCATAGCCACAAGTTCCACTACTACGTCAAGGCTGATGCTAGACCTAAGGCTCTCCATGCCCTTGTCGCTGGATGCTTTAAGGGTAAGGAAGAAGCTTGGGCTGGACAAGCTAACGCTGAATGGACTAAGGGTGTCGCTATCAAACGCTACATCAGTAATGGAACTTACGATCTGTCTTGGGTTAGCTTAGCAGCCCTTGAGAAGGAATACGGATAATGTTTGACTTAGAGAGTAAGATCAGAGAACTGGTCGATAACTATGGACTGATGTTGCTCCTCGAACAGAATGACATCTCTGAACGGTTCGTCATTAAGTACCTAGTCCTTGAAGGTTTCATTGACGTTGACGACTACTTCAATCTTGACGCAGAACTAGAAGAATGGAAGAGGGTAGAAGAATGATTAGTGGTGAAGACATCGAAGCATTCAAGGATGAGCAGTTCGAAGACGTACTGTCCTTTACAGACTATCAGATCAAGGCACGATCCTTTGCCTTCTATGACGACAAGCTTGTCTACCCTGCCCTTGGCCTATGTGGTGAGGCAGGTGAGGTAGCGGAGAAGGTTAAGAAGTTCCTACGTGATGGTACTCTAGATGATCGTGAGGTAGCTAAGGAGTTAGGAGATGTACTCTGGTACTTGAGTAACCTAGCTGAAGACCTTGGCTATGACCTGATGGAGATTGCTACCATCAACATCTATAAGCTAGAAGATCGTGCAAGACGTAACGTACTACGTGGTTCAGGCGACAACCGATAGGAGAGGTGAGATGAATATCAACACACAGTCCAAGGACTACACTGGTGTGAACAGTGGCCTATCTAAGTTAGGTAAAGCTGACGCAGATCGTAAGGGCTACAAGTACACGACCAAGGCTGAGAAGGCTCGACGTAAAGCTAACCGCAATTCGGATGAGAAGAAATGACGGTACAAGAACTGATCGACAAGCTAGAGAAGATCAGAGATAAGGAGAAGGTAGTCGTCATCTCCTCTTGGTCTATCTCTGATCCCTTCCGTACCATCCGAGAACTTGAGACGAATATGCTAGTAGACCAACCACACAAACTTAACATCCTCGCGGAGTAATGATGAACAACCACCTACCTACTGACTACCAAGCCTTCATTCACACCTCGCGTTATGCACGGTGGCTTGATGAGGAGAACCGTCGAGAGACTTGGACGGAGACTGTTGGTCGCTACATGGAGAATGTAGTAGTCAAAAAGACACGTGACGAGATCATCGTAGGTGACATTGAAGAGGCTATCCTTAGCCTTAACATCATGCCTTCTATGCGGGCACTGATGACTGCTGGCCCTGCTATGGAACGCGACAACACCTCTGGCTACAACTGCGCCTATCTTGCAGTAGATGATCCCAAGTCCTTCGATGAGGCTATGTTCATCCTGCTGTGTGGTACAGGTGTAGGCTTCTCCGTTGAACGACAGTACGTAAGCAAGCTGCCTGATGTACCTGAGCAACTCTTCCCCTCTGAAGATGTGATCGTAGTACACGACAGCAAAGAAGGATGGGCTAAGTCTCTGCGTAAGGTCATCGCTATGCTGTACGCAGGTGAGATCCCCAAGTGGGATGTCTCTAAGGTACGTCCTGCGGGTGCTAAGCTTAAGACCTTTGGTGGTCGTGCCTCTGGTCCTGGCCCACTAGTCGAACTGTTCAACTTCACCATCAATACGTTCAAGGGTGCAGCAGGTCGTAAGCTGTCCTCTATCGAATGCCATGACTTGATGTGTAAGATTGGTGAGGTAGTGGTTGTCGGTGGTGTACGTCGATCAGCTATGATCTCTCTATCTAACCTGAGTGATGATCGTATGCGTCACGCTAAGTCAGGTCAGTGGTGGGAGAAGAATGCTCAACGTGCTTTGGCTAACAACTCAGTTGCGTATACTGAGAAGCCTGACATGGAAACCTTCATGCGTGAGTGGTTGTCGCTAG